TCAAGCTGATCTCTGATTAACGCCGCCGTTTAATATCCACTGCTCCACCTCAGCCAGTAAATATTTTTTAGGTCGATTTCTTACTGGCTTGGGGAACGAATGATGAAGCACATAGGTCCTCATTGTTGTTCGTGAGGTAACACCAATTTTTTGCATCGCTTCACTTTCAAAGATCATTTCGATATTAGCCATTCTTTTTCTCCACACATTCCTGCTGCATCAGGTTTGTTTAGCCGTGACAGGTCACGGCGTATTGATATTCAATTTCAGTTCATGCCAACCGCTGGTGACCCAGCACGCTGCTTCACCCTGGCAAGGGCATGACTGCACCGGCAGCTGCTCTTTGCACTTACCGCATTGCTGGTGGGTCAGCGCCTCAAGTCGCTGCGCCAGATCAGCGGAGTCTTTCCGGATTAACAGCGCGATATACTCGTTCAGCTCATACGGTTCACGACCGGGGCGGCGTGCGGCGCAGTTCTGCTCCAGCATCTCCAGTTCCTGACTATCCAGCGCCAGCTCCAGCTTTTTACCACCGGCAGCGGCCTGTCTGGCACGCTGCGCTGCTTTGCGTTCGGCGGGGGATTTAGGCATCAGCTGTCTCCCGATAAACCTCAAACCAGAACACCACTGGTTTATCTACCACCTCAACCAAGCCGAAACGTTCCGCTGTGCGGAAATTGACGCTGTACAATCTTGCCCGCTCTGCCTGCGCTGCTATTTGCTCTCTAAAACACTCCAGGGTGAAAGTAGCCTTGAAGAGATTGCAAGGTGCGCATGCTGGGAATAGGTTTCCGATAACGTCATTCTTAGGACGCCAGTGTTCGCCTGTTGCTACTGTCCGGCGTGTTCCATCCTGGCGGCGAGGGCCAAACTCCCATTTTCGCAATGCAGCCTCGACATGATCCGCATGCCACCCCTTTTCAGGAAGGTCACAGCCGCAGTACGCGCATTTACCGCCGAATTTAACGCGCAACTCAGCGCGCTGTTTTTTAGTAAGCGCCATCACTCCACCTCCGGCGCTGCTGCCAGCATTGCGTCGTAAGCATCACCCAGACGAGACAGACCATCCATGAACTGATCGCCAGCAGCAATCATCTCCTCTGTCGGCTCAATCGGAACCAGCTTCCAGCCATCCGGCACCAGGTCAGCGGAGAACGCGGGTCGGGTGAAAAGTTCATCCCCGTCTTTCATTTCTGACACCACAAGATCATGACGCATATTAACTGTCGCAACATTACGGTGAGTGTTCCAATCCATAGCGATGCTGACAGTTCCAACCGGCTTCTGCTTAGCCAGCTCTGCCTGCTTCGCCTCTGCTGCTTCTGCGCGCTGCTGCCATTGGCGAACATCATCACGCAACGCCTGTATTACAATCTCTTCAATCAGCGCCTGCTTCTGCTCTTTGGTCATGATGGCTCTCCCTTTAAACAGCAGGGGCATACCCAGCCTTCACCACGAATTAATTTCCAGCCCGCTTTAGCGGCATCTTGTTTGAGAAACTGGTAAACGCTAGCCATATTTGCGAGAGTGTCATCAGCCATTTCCCCCGGCCCATTGTTATCATCAGACCAGCAGCGTTTGCCGGATGACGCATCCAGCCCATCGCCGCGACGTTCGCATCGCAACTCAATCCAAATAGCCATCACTCACCATCCTTACCGGCGCGGAGTTGGGCGGCGAACTGTTCGATATCGGTCCTTGCTGTGTAGTGCGGCGGCAAGGATGCCAGCAGCCTCTCAATACCCTCAGCCCGCACGGAGTTCAGGTAGGCGTCGGTGGCTGGGAAAGGGTTCTCTGCGTTCACATCACGGCTGACATACGTGTTGATCTCAGAGACATAATCCAGCGGAACACCGGCAAACGTGTAGCCTTCACTTTCAGAGAAATACTCAACGTGATTTTCACTGATATCCGTCAGTAACTTCAGCATCAGGACATTCTCAGCCGCCAGCGCGTCACGCTGTGCTTTGAGGGCAGCGTAGTCTTCCCACTTAACCACTTCGCCATCTTCTTCCTCGACAATGCCCAAGTAGCCGTAGCGTTTTATTTCACTCATCACGATCCCCTTATCCCATGCATTCCAGATACAGCCCGCTGGCAATCAGACGACCACGGCGAGCAGCTGCTTCACGATGGCGCTTAATAGCCTCTTCAGAGCGGTCGTTGCTGTAGTTGATAACCATTGGCTTGCATGGCGGGGGAGCAACACGGCGCGGATTTCTGACCAAGGTGTAAGTGCGGTCAATTGATCCGCCACCGAGACAGACCTGATTGGATGCCTCAACCTGAAGTGTTTCACCACCGCGGCGCATGATGTGAAGCACCAAACGATTAAATTCACTCAGCGTCATACCAAGACGAACTGCCAGCTCGCGGCCTGTAGTTGGGCCTTTTGATAACTGCCAGGCCAGCTTTTCACTGAAACCGGAATTTGGGCCATTGCTGCGGCGAAATTGGGCGACTTTTTTCATGACACCACCTTCAGCGTTACCGTGCGTGAGCGGAGCAAATCCATTTCCATTTGGGAAATGATGTTGATCGCTTGTAAAGTTCCGGGCATCTGTTGATTACCCATAGTTGCTACAGCCCGGCGCGCCTCACCGACTGCTTCACAGCGCAGTGTTCGAATCCACTGGTCGCAGGCTGGCGTAGCAAGCGCTGCATTCAGATCATCAATCAGCGTTAGGTCTGCGCCTGCTGCCTGTAGGGCTGAAATAGTGTCAGGAAGCACGCTGTTGATACGCAGCACTTCTGAAGCCATCAGATTGGCACGAACGGTGGCAACGTCGAGACGCGACGACAGCTCAGTCACCATCTTTGCCATTTCGATCAGAGAAGTATCCATCCCGATGTTCTTAGCGAACTGGTGGCCGGCAGCGACGACTTCTTTATTCGATTTGAAATGATGCATCTCATCGCCCTCAGTGAATAGTGATGATGCTGTTAAGGCGCTCAGCTTCGTTCTGCGCCTTAATTGGATTGGTGACTACTGAGCCGTCAGGCAAAATCCAGCCGTTCAGGATATGGCTATAGGGCAGGGTGATAATGCCTACGGTAATATGGTCGTTCGGCTTTTCCATGAAATTCTCCACACACGATTTTTGGTTGCATGAATCCCTTGCCAGTGATGGCAATAAAAAACTTTTGGGATTCGTTTAAGTTGGCTGGTGGGTTACTGCAATAACCCACAGCCCGATTACTCCACACAATAAAATGTGCCTGCTTTTAACCACATCAGGCGAGGTGTCCCTTGCTATTCCCCAACAACAAGGAATCGTATATTCTTGACATACCCCAACAGCGAAGGATTTATGATGAGTAAATCAGATAATGAAGATAATGGTTTCGTAGAGAGGCACAGCCCCATCCGCCAGCGTCCTCCAGCCCCTCCTAAACCTAAAGATGATGATGACAACTGAGGTAAACAATGACACGCGACGATTTGGAGTTTGATATTCATTACTCATTCCGCTTAGAAAAGATGAATTACACACTTTATTCGCGGATTGATAAGTTAATAACTCTTTCTCTCGTCGTGTTAGGTTTTTCAGTTTTCTCGCCCTATACAAACTATTTTTATTTTGGTGTTGGCGTTGCGATTTTATCTGTACTTCAACTTGTTTATCAGTTTGCTCAAGAGGCGGGTCTTTGCAAAGAGCAAGTAAGGCAACTCAAGCGTCTGATTTTAGAGATGAGTGAATTGGATGATAGAGAACTGAAGGATAGATTCTCAAAAATTCAAGATGCTGACAGTAACCCATGGCAATCGTTGGAAGAGGCAGCCTTCATCCGTGCCTGTATCGTTACCGGTAGAGCAGTTTCAGAACCACTGACATACAGACAGGGTATCTTGGCTCTACTTGCAGGCGATTGGCCTAAAATTCCGGAAAAAAAAGATGAACGCCCAAAATCCCCATGAGCACTATCCTCGTACGCCTGGAACTCAACATCCACCGCGACCTCGGCCCCCAGCCCCTAAAGGTTCATATGATCTGCATATGTCTGAAGCAAAGACAGGGCAATCCAATGAAAGATTTGATCATCTTCCTTTGAAGCCTAGGCCACAACCAGCTCCCAAACCTAAAGTTCGTCAGGATATATCAGGTTATTAAAGAGCTTAGTGAACAAATCACTTTTAACTGTTAGTGCCAGCTTTTCCAAAGTTACTCTTGTCATACTGAAAAACCAGTGCGGAACTCATCAGGCTGTCAGCGTGCGCTGTTTGCCTGCTTTCCGCGCACTGGCCGCATTCACCACAACGAAAAGGACACTTACTCCACGTCTCTAAAGCGTTCGAAAACACCCGCTTTGCAAATGTCCTTGCCGTTGTGAAAAAGGGCGGTTAAACAAACCCTCATGAGTAACCGCCAACACAGCAATTTTTTACTCTTAAAACGCTGGTCCGCGAACCACGTCTTCAACATCACACTGCACACTCACCACACCGGCATCACCACAACAGACAACATCAGCATCTGGGAAGAGCCTCAAAAACGTAATCAGGTCCCGAACGGATGTGTTCGACATGTTCTTAATCATTTTCACGGTATACCCCGCAAGCATTTGATGAGCTAAATATACTTACGAGTATATGGATAGTAAATACTCAAAGGTAAAGTAATTGTACTTGTGGGTATATTTAATTGAAAGTTATAGAGATTTATTTTTAGAGGGCGGGAGCAGGAAACAAAAAACCCGGCAATTGCCGGGTCATCGAAAGGGTTTAAGAGTGGTTAAGGAAGGTTGGTAACTTTTGCATCAACAACAACACCAATGATTCGGCAATTGCCATTAATTTCAGTCATAGGGTATTGAGGATTAAGTGGTTTCAAAAATTTACGACCTGCATCAACTACCAGTTTTTTGAACGTTGCTTCATTCTCACTATCAAGTTTGGCAACGACCAGCTTGCCATTCCTCGCTTCAATTTCCGGATCAATAAGTATAGCCATACCTTCAGGAATGCTAAGCCCAGCAGGTGCAGTCATCGAGTCACCCTTAACATCAAGCCAGAATGAATTCTCTGAACAATCAACGGTTGTTTCATACCAACGGTCTACACCCTTGGGGTGATAAGGCTCTATCGCTTCCATCCATTGTCCTGCACTAACCCAGCTTATGACTGGGAAGCTTCCTTTAGGTTCGTTCGGGCCTACATAAGTGACGTTGGATTCTGCAGACTTCGCTAATCCATCCAGCCACCCACGACTTAATTTTAGTGAATCTTCAATCTGGCGAGCTGATTGTTCACCGATATTACGTTTGTTCGCTTTTCCTGGTGGATAAAGCATCCGAGAAACAACAGTCGCATCAAGGCCTGCCGCTTCAGCAAATTTCTTTTGTGTCTCGAATCTGTCAACAAGCTCCTGAAGCTTAAGTCGCCGGATTTCAAAAACGTCTTTGTCGGTATCGATTTTCATACCCGGATCATACGAAAAATTACTCACAGGTAAATGACCTTCAGGTATTGAATAAAATATACTTGCAGGTATACTCTCATCATCAATAACAGGAGGCTTCATGGAAACGTTAAGAACGTATCTGAATGGCCTTGCGCTGGGTAGACAACGAGAGTTCGCCGTCAAATGCGAAACCACGATTGAATATCTCCGCAAGGCAATTAGCAAAGGGCAGAAGCTCGGTCCGGCATTGTCAGTTCTCATCGAAATTCACTCAGCTGGTGTAGTTAGCAGGAAAGACCTTCACCCAGCTGACTGGATGAAAATTTGGCCGGAATTGAATTCTAAAGCTACTGCGGCATGACCGTAACTACAACGGACGATAAGAAATGGTAGACACAATCAACACAGCAATCCGACTGATGTGCAAAGCACACAAAGCAGGTCGTTTAGGTATGGCCGATGACTTAGGCATGACCATCGATCAGTTTCACAACCACATGTACCGCAAGTGTGGCAGTCGTTTCTTCACACTGGATGAACTTATGAAGATGGAAGATTTATCCGGCACTGCATGCCTGGCAGACTTTTTCGCGACACGTCACGGAAAATTGCTGGTGGATGTATCCGCAGTGAAAGAGGTGGATAAGGTCGATCTGTATGACATCGAGATGAAAGCGAGCGCAGCAGCTGGTGAGTTAGCGATCGCCAAAATTGCCGCCGCGTCTGACGGAATTATCGACAGCAAAGAGCGCAAAACCCTGTCCGCGTTGTTCCACACAAAAATGCGTCACCAGATTCATGGCTTTCTGGGTTTCATGGCGCTGTATGGCGTCGGCGTTGCTGAGCACTCGGTAGATATGTTCGTGGCGAACGGCAGGAAGATTGATGCGTCAGGCGTGCAGATCGAAGCGCAGGATATTTGATATGAAAAGTTTTTTTAGCCCCAAAAAGGTGACGCCCAGGGATTGCAGCCCTGAGCGTCGGTCGCGACTAAATCAACGTGTGTGGAGAATCAATCGCATGTCCATTGTAAGCCAAACCAAAGCAGTTGGGCAATTCCGTTGCCGTCTTGTTGCTGGCGTCCCTGTCTATGAGCAAATCATACCGACCGCTGGTGGCCCTAACAACTACCAGACAACTACTCGTCTGGTAGTTGAGTCCGCGTGGAAGACTTTCTACCGGCGTCCGGCGCAGTCAGGTGTGAATTGATGGAAAACGAGATCATTAAACCCTGGGTGGAACGCTACAAAGACCCGCGCGGCGTGGTTGTGGAGACGGTTGGTGTAGACGTGGTTAATCATCGCGTGATTTACATGCGCCCCAACTATCCGCACCCATGCATGCAGCCCCGCGTTCTGTTCAGTCAGAAGTTCAGGAAGGTGGCGTCATGAGTTTATTGCTGAAAGTTAAGCCTCTGGTCATTAGCCCGGCCCTTGCGCAGCGTATTGGGCTGAATGAGGCCATTGTGCTGCAACAGATTTGCTATTGGCTAGAGGACACCACTTCAGGTGTTGAGCACGATGGCAAACGTTGGATTTACAACACCATTGAAGAGTGGAATGAGCAGTTTCCATTCTGGTCTGAGAAGACCGTGAAAAGGGCGCTTACTTCGCTAAAGGCGCATGGACTCATCTATGTCGAGCAGCTGAAGAAAACACAGCATGACCGTACAAATTTTTATGCGATTAACCATGCAAACCCACTGTTGACCGATGGGGACAAATTGACCCCATCGAAGAAGACAAATTGTCCTCATCGAGAAGGTCAACCTGTCCCTATGGATAGGGTCAACTTGGGCCAATCCATGGGGTCAACTTGGGCCGCTCTTACAGAGAATACAACAGAGAATACTACAGAGATTACAACAACCCCTTCTTGTCAGGTTGCTGCGCAACCAGACGATGAGTGGTCCCTGGTTAATCGTTCTCGGGAAGTCTTACGCCACCTGAACAAAGTTACTGGCGCTAAGCACACAGAGGCGCAGTCGTCGATGGGTCACATCAAATCCCGGCTGAAAGATGCATTTACGGTGGAAGAGCTTTGTCTGGTGGTGGATTACAAACATGCCCACTGGGAAGGCACTGAGGAATACCAGTACATGCGGCCCAAAACTCTGTTCATCCCCGGCAACCTGCCTGGCTATCTCCAGTCAGCGACCAAGTGGGATAAGGCCGGTCGCCCGCCACGCTCTGAGTGGAATGCCCTGAAGCGCAACATGCAGCGGGATATCACTGTCATTCCACAGCCTGACAGCTCAGTGCCTCACGGCTTTCGCGGTTAACGGGAGAAAATCATGATCAACCACGAATCAAAAATTCTTGAACTGATTACCCGCAATGGCCCGCTGAAGGTTCGCGATCTCTGCAAGCTCACTGGCCTGCATGAAACTTCAGTGAAGCGCTTCATCAAACCGTTGTTCACCAGAGGGAATCTCAAGCGGTCCAGCGATTGGAGTTATTCACTTAACACTGACCCATTACCGGTAGAGAGCGAGAAATACAGCAAGCTGGCGCAGCAGGCCAGCGAACTTGAGGCCAAAGGGTTCTGGCTGCGTGCCGCTCAGGTCTGGCGTGAAGCAATGCTGGTGGCAAAGTTCGATGCATCCCGCAATGAAGCCAAAGAGAACTGCGACCGTTGTGCCGCAAGAGGCTCGCTGAACTGTGGCAGCTATGGCGGGCTTGATACAGGCCGTATTGGCGAAAGCTTCATGAATGAGGATCGCCAATGAAAGCGCACCTGAAGAGCCACTACCAACGCAATGAGATTTTCTACCAGGCCATCCGCACCGCAGCGGTGATGATTGCCGCCCTGATTATTGTCCTGACATGGGAGCTGACCACAGCATGAGTAATTTATATCAGGTCTACAAAAACAAAGACGCCGAAAAAGGCAAAGCTGAAATCGACATCACCACCCGCAAAACCTACCTGCTGGGCGTTGATGAGCTGTATGTAGAAACTAATTACAACATTCGTGATATCGATCAAACCCATGTCGAGGAGTTTCGCGACGCCTTTATCGCTGGTGAACATGTGCCTCCGCTGGCTGTTAAGGTCACCGAGAAGGGCATTAAGATCATCGATGGCCATCACCGCTATTACGGTGCGAAGCTGGCTCAGGAAGCAGGCTATACGCTGCGCCTTGAGTGTAAGGACTTCGTGGGCAGTGAGGCCGACAGTGTGGCATTCATGGTCACCAGTAGTCAGGGCCGCGCTCTGTTGCCGCTGGAACGTGCAGCCGCCTATCAGCGCCTCGTTAACCAGGGCTTAGAGCCAGCCGAGATCGCCGCAAAGGTGAAACGTTCGATCACCGACGTTGAACAGCACCTGCAGCTGCTGACCGTTGGCGAGCCTCTGATTGAAATGGTGAAGTCCGGTGAAGTGGCCGCAACCACAGCAGTAGCCCTGCAGCGCGAACATGGCGTTAAGGCCTCATCCGTTGCTCAGGAGCAGATGCAGAAGGCGAAAGCGGCAGGGAAGAAGAAGCTGACTAAGACCGATGCTATGCCGCAGTTCAGTGCTGCCCAGGCACGTAAGCTTGCAGAACTGATTGCTAAACATTCTCAGACAGAGCAGAGCGATGAAGGCGCACGCATTACGCTGACGTTTGAAACTGACCTGCAGGCCGCTGAGCTGATGGATATTATCCTGATCGCTAAAGAGCACTACGGTGTGACTCAATCAGTAAGCAAACAACCGGCAGCAGTTAAGGCAGAGGACGGTGATGACCTGCCATTGCGGAAGCACGAAATCCTTGAGCAAAGCGGTGTTGAAGCGTGGGCGTGTGTTATTGCAGCATTCAAAATGAAAGCTGAGTACACCTACAGTGAATCCAAATGGGCGCATACCTGGGCGGCTGACTCTGTTGAGAACCCTACCTGTGTGACAGTGCCAGCAGAGACGATTGCCAGTGCAGTGCGTCTCATCAAGCAGTATCAGGACGACCTTGAACTGAAGCTATGGGTGTCCAAGCAGTACGACGATCCACAGCTGGCAATAGAGCAGCTGCAGCGCTTCTCAGCGGTGTTCGCAGAGATTCGCCAGGACAATCCATGCACCGTTCAGGAATTCATCGCGCTGGTGGAGCAGACAAACCGGGATTGCTGGTCAAACATCCGCATGTTGCGTCAGGCAGTTCGTGAAGTGGCTAAGCGGTCATGATTTCAAAAAAATTAATTAGCAGGCAACGCCGCCATTGAACCAAATGTGAATAGTGATAACTTATAAAAAAGCGCCTGTGGGCGCTTTTTTATAATATATGATAATGTATTGGTAATTACCGTGTTAACCCCCACTTCAGAAATGTGTCAGAGTTTATTATAAATGCATCGGTAATTTTTTCTCTTATAGGTCTTAAATACCATTGGGTGCCAGAAACTCAGTCCTACTTAAGGAATTGGTAGTTTTCATTCGCATGGTTAAATTTCAATGATTGTGCCAGGCCAGAGATGGATGGATATATCTTTGATGTGACAAAGCCCAGTTGAATTAACTCTGTCTTTATTGAGTAAGGGTTATCTATTTCAATTTTTATTAGATTGCTTGGATCTTCTGGCGAAAAGGGTTCCAAAAAGTTATTTTGAAATGTAAACATACATTCCTGGCCATCCATCCTTCTATCAAATCTAAAGTGTGTTATGGATACTGGGTGGTTAGGGAGGAAATCAATTTGTTCAACAGACAATTTTCTGAACTTGAAGGATGATGATTTCCCTGCCTTCATAAAATCGAAATTATCTCTACCTGCACCGCTCACACGGGCTAAATGTTCCTTGTGGTTGATATCAAAACCGTACTCAAACCCTTGATAGAATTCTTCTCCTGTTAAAGTTTTCTCGCCACTATAACTAAAAACTGCAGCTTTTTGCTGGGTATGAGGTGTTGAAGACTCCACTGCAAAGTAAAGTGCTACCAAAGGATTTAAACTCCAGTCGATAAACCTTGTTGGAAATCCATAGTGTTGAGCTAATAATAGTAGTGACAAGTCTGAATTGAGAATAAATTCTTTATGTTCAATCTCGCTTAGATAAGGAGGTAAAAGATTTTTAAAATTCACATAGCCGCTGTGTACAAGGTTTAATTTGCGCGCCATGCGCGTGCCAAATTCACTCTTGTTAAATATATCTTCAAATTCTTGCGAGTTAATATCGACATCCCCAGCAAAACCTTTTATTTCCTGGATTGATGGGATGATGTTTCTAGTAAGAGATGAAACGATTGGCCAATTAGTGTTTCCTTGACCCCTAAATAAATTTCCATAAATCAATTTTCTATTGGAAGATTTAACAAGATTAAGAAAGTCCGCCACACTTTTAATAGTTCCAGCGCAGGTGGTATTATCACTTAAGTACAATTTTTTCATGTAGAGCCTGATGTTAGCTATGAGTCAAGATTGTGTGATTAAGGGAATTTAATGTTTCCCTTAAAAAAAATCAAATGCAATCAAGTTTTTAATTATAATTGTGTTGTATTTCAATGAGTTGCAATAGGCAACCACCAACCATTGAACCAAGGTAGTATTTACTTAAATGTTAATAAATGTAGGTGGTGAAATTTATTACTTTTTCATTATGATGGTAATGCTGAGCAGTGTATGCAGACGCTCTTGGCAAAGGTTGGTCCCGTTCATTTGCAGATGATGGGGCGGGGCCAGTTAAAAACAGTGTGTGGAGAAGAAAGCATGAATCAGCTTTTAGTGATTGATGGGGTTTCCGTTCGTCAGGACAACTCCGGCCGTTATTGCCTTAATGATCTTCATCGTGCAGCAGGCGGCGAACGCAGACATGAACCTTCCTTGTGGCGTAACCTTCAACAGACCAATGAACCCGTTCAGCTTCTAAGCGATACAGAAATACCTGTATCGGTTATCAAAAGCCAGCCTCATTTCTTTGAGTCAAAATTTTCCGAGCATTTCCTCTTGCTCGAAACTGTGCATTGAGGTGACTGTGAGAGCATTGCTTACACCGGAAATAGCGCCTCGTACGGGAATTGTGCTGCTTAAGCCGGGGCCGGAACTTCTGAGGATGTTCAAAGGTCGTGTTGTGATTAGCACCCCAACTATGGATATGGCAGAGCTGCCATCAGGGCGGCTGAATGACGGCACACAGCCGTTACTTGATGAGCCCTCACTGATTCCCTTCTTCAGTCACGAACGCGTGATAAAGGCCGCTGGTGGACCGAATGCGCTGGCATCCTTCGTCCAGTCCTTCGGATGCTGCCAGTGGGAGCAGTTGGGCGTGTGGCATCATCATGAATTCACAGTGTCAGAAATCGAAAACGGCCTGGTGTCTCTTTGCTATAGCCACGATAATGAGTTCAGGGAAAACGGCGTACCCTGTAGCCTGGAGAACATCGCCAAAGGTAATACCGCACTCTGGATAATCAGGGCTGCATGCAGTCAGATGGCGCTAAACGGTGATCACCAACTGACTCTGCCGGAATTGTGCTGGTGGGCAACCCTGAATAATGTGATTGACCTGATACCAGAGGCACCGGCCCGACGCGTTCTGCGCATGCCGAAAGAGACTATCCAGAGCGGCGAGCTTAAAGAAGCCCGAATTGTTCCGGCCCGACCGGCACGCGAGGTTATTCAGGATGCTGCTCAGTTGGTCAAAAAGATAATCGACCTGCGCACCGACCCGGAATCACCAGAATCATTCATGAAGCGCCCCAAGCGAAAGCGCTGGGAAAGTGAGAGATACACACGATGGGTAAAGTCGCAGACGTGCGCATGTTGTGGCGTGCAGGCTGATGATCCTCATCACATCATTGGACACGGACAGGGGGGAATGGGAACGAAGGCGCATGATTTATTTGTGATACCGCTATGCAGAGCGCATCACGATGAACTGCACCGGGATGTGAAAGCGTTTGAATCAAAATATGGCAGCCAGGTTGAGCTGCTATTCAGGTTCCTTGATTTCGCGATTGCAGTCGGCGTGATTGGGACAGACAAAAAATAAAGTGTGTGGAGAGGAATAACTATGCGTGACATGTCACAGGTATTAGAGCGCTGGGCCGGTTGGGCTCGGTCTGAGAATACAGGAGTCTACTATTCTCCAATTGCTGCGGGATTTAAAGGATTACTGCCTCAATGCTCAAGAGTAACGCTTTCGTGCAGCGATGAAGACGGTGTGATTTTAGATGGGTGCATAGCAAAGTTGAAGAAAAGAAAACCTGAGGAATACTCTATTTTAATGGATTATTATTATTTCGGTATCTCAAAAAGAAAATTAGCGAAAGCATGTAGATGTGATGAAAAGTTGATTAGGATTAAACTGCTTCTTGCTGAAGGTTTTATAGATGGTTGCTTGTCAATGCTTGATGTCGCTCTTGAAATGGATGTTGAGTTAACTTAAGGTAAGGGCCGCATTCGATGCGGCCTAATATTTATTTTATTAGATGAAGTGATCCTTCTCTCATTGGGATGATTATTGATTTCAAATCAGGTGACAGCGTCCTGCCTTCAAAGTGATAATCAAATATAAATCTCACTTCTTTTTCATGAGAAAATTTACTGGGCTTAATGAAAGATACTCCCTTCATTGTTTGCAAGATAATGGGTGTGTTTTTGTAGAAGTACTCATTGTCGACTTTAATCATTCTGTCTTTATAATTTATGGTTTGTATGGCCATGCTCGCAGATACTTTTGAGATGTCGTAATCACCCTCAAATACTCTGTTTCCTTCTTTTTCCAGGGAAAGTATCTTGGCGTTTAACTGATTTCCAATTTCTTTGGCAAAAAGATCTGCTCTTGATTGTGGGAAATACCATAGGTCGTCATATTCTGGGAACATGCCTCTGGCATCAGAGTATTTATTCACTCTTGACATGCAAAAAACAAATCTATTGTGGTTTACCATTTTTATAGTTGCTTTGTGTCTCTCTATATATTTAGCATCTAAAAGAGCGTGACTATCGCACCTTATTATTAAGTCATGATTGTGCATGGTGACGAAGCTATTATAAGTGTAGTGCATTAAGTTAAAGATTTCTGTCTGAATATGTATTCTTTCTAAATCAATTTCGAAATGAAAAGTACCCTCGTGCGCGTCAACTATTTGCTGTTGCTCAGTATTTCTGTACTCATTGAGTGTGCCAATCTTTATTGTTTTTCTAAGATGGACATTATCAGAACTGTGGCAGCTTTTAACAAAATACATTTTTTAGCCCTCTGAAAAGAATGCTTGTGCGGTCCGCATTTTATCATGTATTGTGATAAGAGTGGTTTCTAGGTAGCACTACTTATCATTAAAAAGTTAGTTCCAAATGTAGATTTCAAAGCGCCTCGGGCCTTATCAGCTTGGAGGCGTTTTTTATTCCAAATATACCCTGTAGGGGATAGCGATGTGCCTATCCCTTATGGGGGATAAGAAGTTCCCCCTGTTGCCGACAGGCAAGGCAGTTACCGCTATTGCGTCAGGGTTCCTATTCAAAGAGGTCGCCAAAGAGCGGCCTTTTTTCGTTTTTGCGCACGCCAATCAGTCTCCAAACACTTTTGACACCGTGGCGTTGCGCAATTTTCTTTTGACTACCGACAGCACCGACCGTAATCACGGAGGTGATATGAGTATCGATATGAGCAAACTGGCATCAGGCGCGGCATACGGCGCATCTGCCGGGACAATTGCTAACGGTCTTCTGACCAGGCTGAGTCCCGATGAATGGAGTGCTGTAGGCGTCCTGGCCGGTATTCTGGTCGCGCTGTTCACGCTCGGCATCAACTGGTATTACAAACGCAAGGCTACGCTGGCACAAATCAAAGCCCTTCAGCGCTGGCCCACTGCCCCAGCCATCAACGAGGATTAACCCATGGCTATGTCAAACAGCCTGCGCAATAAGCTTATTGCTGTCGCGGGTGGCGGAGCTATGGCTGTCGCTACGGTATTTCTCGGTGGAAAAGATGGAGTAGAGGGCAGGGTGTACGAGCCTTACAAGGATGTGGCTGGCGTCTGGACTGTTTGCGATGGTCATACCGGCACAGACATCATCAAAGGCAAGCGATATACCGACCGGGAATGTGATCGCCTGATGTGGAACGATCTGCAGCCAGTCAAGAAAGCAGTTGATGGGATGGTCAAAATCCCGCTGGGTGAATATCAGCGCGCCGCGCTTTACAGCTTCACCTATAACGTTGGCACCAACGCGTTCTCTAAATCGACGCTGCTGAAACGCCTGAATGCTGGCGATGTAGATGGCGCATGCGAAGAGCTGCGCCGCTGGATTTATGCTGGCGGGCAGAAGTGGCGCGGGTTGATGAACCGCCGAGATATGGAGCGCACCATGTGCCTGGCGGAGAACGCTGATGACCTCAAAGGCTAAAGTGCTCACTGCGTTCATCCTGCTGGTGCTGATGCTGTTAGCCACGTCTTTAGCTTTAGCGCTCTATTACCGCGGCAATGCAATTGACTACAAGTCACAGCGCGATACCGCAAGCAGCAATCTCAGGCTGGCTAAAGACACTATCACCAACATGCAGACACGCCAGCGCGATGTGGCCGCACTCGATGAGAAATACACTAAGGAGCTTGCCGATGCTAAAGCGACTATCGAGCAGCTGCATGATGATGTTGCTAGTGGTAAGCGCAGGCTGCAGCTCAACGCCACCTGCACGAAGCAATCCGCCACCGGCACCTCCAGCCTGGATGATGCAGCCAGCGCCCGACTTACTGACGCCGCTCAGCGGGATTATTTCACCCTCAGAGAACGAATCGCAGTCGCCGGAAAGCAAATAGCTGCGCTTCAGCAGTACGTCAAAGAACAATGCCTAAAGTAGGTATGGGGCGCACTAAGCTGCGCCCACACATTTTTGCTACTGCTGCAATCCTTTCTCTTTGGCTTTCTTCATGAGTCCGTTATAGATGGTATCGAAGAAAGACATAGCACCAGAGAGGCCTGATGTCTTTCCAGATAGGTGGGCCACAATTTTTACAGTTTCAGAGAAAATGAATTTCTTTAACTCTTGTTCGTTCATTCTGCATCTCTTCTTGAAGGGTGAATACGGGCTTTTAACACTGCGATGAATGACTCTTTAGAGATTCCGGCCTCATGTGTCCAATCGCCATCCCGTGCTGGCAAAAATACATCAAGCATACGTCGATAAATTTCTACGCTCGGCATGTGGGAGTTTTTAGTGAGGTGGGTGCCTACAAAACTACCCATTAGCTTAAGCATGTATCCCACGCTCAAATATTCAGATTCATTGTTGCCGTCGAAGCCAGGGAATTCGAGGTGTTTGATGCCTCCGAAATGAGGAACTGCGGCAGAAATTTCTGCTTTCTCATCATCAGTGAAGTAGCCGTACGTGTATTTCAAAATGTTATACATGTCGACTGTGTCAACGAAGAGCTTCACGTGCTCCGGCGTTTCTGAGCCATCGTGAAGACTTTGGTACTTCCAGCCAATAGCCCATGTGTTATCTGAAGACACAGCTTCTTCGATAACATCCGGGTCCAGGTTGTTTTTAATCTCTAAAGCTTTGTAGATATCACAAAGCATCATGATTTGTAATTTTTCTGCTTGTGTGTAGCTCATCAGAATCTCCTTATTTATGTTTATAAAGCATTAGCATAATTAAGCAGTTTCGTCTGAAAGTAAATCGTCACTTTTTGGAATAGGTAACTTCATCATGGATGTACTAATTGATGGTGTTCGTTACTCCCCTGTAGCAACCCATACTTCAAAGATGGGTATCGCCATCACCACCCATAACCGCCATGACGTCATATCCCGCGCACTGAATCATCAACTGAAGTTTCTGCCGGCCGGTGCGCTGGTGGTGGTTGTTGATGACGGTTCAGCCAAACCAGTGACAGCGCCTGAAGGTGTCCGGGTCATTAGGCATGACGTTTCACGCGGTATCGTGGCTGCTAAGAACGCGAGCCTTGAGGCACTGATTAATGCCGGGTGTGAGCACCTCTTTCTGTGGGATGACGATGCCTGGCCGATTGCTAGTGGCTGGGAAAAACCCTACATCGAATCGCCTGAAACTCATCTGGCTTATCAATTTCAGGACTTTGCCACCGGGCAAAAACTTAACGACATTGCGGTGCTGTATCAGGATGACCGGCACATAGCTTATACCGGCCAACGCGGCGTGATGCTGTATTACCACCGCAGTGCGATTGAGAAGGTTGGCGGATTCGATCCCATCTACCAGCGTGGCATGTATGAGCACTCTGATTTGGCACTGCGCATCCACAACGCAGGGTTAACCAGCTGGGCGTTTGCTGATGTCGCTGGGTCAGAAAAGCTGATTTACTCACTTGATGAGCATCAGGCCGTAGAGCGTTCAGTGCCAAAGCCTGACCGTGAAGAGCAGGTGAAGCGCAACGTCACGATTCACAATGAACGCCGCAACAGCGGTTACACCGGTTACGCAGAGTACCGGCAGCAACGAAACGTGGTGATTACCACACTGCTGACCAGTCAACCGGACCCGCAGCGCGGCACCAGAATGACGGCATCGCCTGACCTGCTGGCTAAATGGGCGGCATCGGTTAAAGGTGCCGCCGCTGTAGTGCTGGCCGATGAGCTGACTACCGCACCTGCAGGCGCGTCGCTGGTAGCCGTTACTGATGTGAAGATGAATGTTTACTTCCGGCGCTGGCTGCATATCTGGCAGCACCTTCGCGATCATCCTGAATATCACTTCGTCTGGTGTACTGATGGTACTGACGTTGAGATGCTACGCGAACCGTGGCAAGGGATGGAGCAGGGCAAAATTTACGTTGGTTCTGAACCTAAAACCTATGCAGACACATGGGCTAAGCAGCAGCATCCTGAAGGTGTTTATCAGGCTTTTCTCGCTGAGCACCAGAATGATGTGATGCTGAATGCCGGTCTGCTTGGTGGCGCTCGTGCTGACGTGATGGCAATAGCCCATTGCATCGTCCGCCTCTATTACCACATCGAATCGCTGCGCTTCTGGAATCAGGAAGTGAAAGCAGCAGCTGTTGGCGACATGATTGCCTTTGGCATAGCTGCGCATCGATACAGTGACAGGCTGGTCATCGGCCCCCATGTGCACACAGTGTTCAAATCAGAAGGCATCGGTAAGGAGTTCGCCTGGTGGAAGCACAAATAAGTTTTGTGGTTGTGGGGCATTACTCACGCAGGCATCAAGCAGAACAACTTGCACAGTTGCTTAACGCTCACCTGCTGATTGATGAGGATCAGCATGGCGCGAACTGGAACCATCGCCGCGCTATTGAGTGGGCCAGCCAGCAGCGATGCCGGGTAGTGATTCTTGAGGATGATGCGATTCTGGTTAACGGCTTCACTGAGAAGGTAACAGCCTGGCTCAGCCGTTTCCCCGATGACCTCATTAGCTTCTATCTTGGGACGGGCAGGCCGCCACAGTATCAGAAAGAGATCGCTGGCATGCTGGTGGACTCTGACAGAGTAAACAGTGATTACCTTGTGATGAGCAAGCTGATTCACGGTGTCTGTTACAGCCTGCCAAAGAGCAGGGTTCAGCTAGTGCTGTCCCGATGGAATCAAACGCTCGCTGCTGATTATGCAGTAGGTGATGCTTATGGTCGCCGGGTTATCTACCCATGTTACTCGTTGGTAGATCATGCTGACCTGCCAACAGTAGAGCGGCACCCGGACAACGAACTAAGGACAGAGCGCCGTAGAGCATGGAGGCTGGCATAAGAAAGCCTAGAGTAGCCGGGACTTCTCTCAATTAGGCCTTTTTAAGTCCCGAAAAAACGCGAGATAATGCAGAGGATGTCACAAGTATAGAAGGCTTCGGATGAGGCTTAACTGCATTTGCTGCCGCCTCAGCCCTCTTCAAAACACGCACGCGGGAAGATATTGCAACCATTGAGTATTCCGCTGTTGGAAGATGGTAACGGACACCATTAATTTTTAATATTCTTGAGAATCCTCTCTTTCTCATCTCCTCATGAAGTTTGTCGTAATCATTTCCTTCAGCATCATGAAGTTCAACGCGCACCGTGTATTTCGCCATAACTTAACTCCTGTAAAAGTGAGTCATTAAGATAATTCCTAATACATGAGGTGACAAATTATTTAATGAATCGAGACATCAAAGAGCCACGCATTTATGGCAGCAGATGGGATAAAGCCAGACTGCGTTTCCTGCAGCAGCATCCGCTATGTGCGATGTGCGAGCAGCAGGGAAGTATCACAGCGGCCACAGTTGTTGACCATATCGAACCGCATAAACTCAAAGACGCGCTGAAGTCAGCCAATCCATTGGCGATATCGAAAGCACAGCACCTGTTCTGGAGCAAAGAGAACTGGCAGCCACTGTGCAAAGCGCATCACGACTCAACCAAACAGAGAATGGAGAAGAGCGGCACCGTGATTGGCTGTGATGCCAGCGGCTATCCACTCGACCCCGCATCTCACTGGAGCAGGTAATGACACAAGACCAACAGACGATCCTGATGTTCAAAGGACTCATCGCTTCATTGCCTGAAGAGAGTCAGGCGAAAGTTAAGCAGGCTGAAAAAGTAATTCGTCAACTCCTGACAGACTACCCCGATGGAGAGGCGACAGTTGCGCTGGGTCTGGTGGGTGCAGAGCTGCAGAGCGAAGGACTCGAATCAGTAACCAAGTGAAACCATTTCAGGTGCATCCGCCTCAAATGGTAATGGGTATCAATATCACTTCTTAAATGAGAATGAGTTTCATCTCTCTGGATTAAAACGAGAACCATTATCATCTTTGGGGTGGGGGGGAGGGTAAATATTCAGGCCCTTTCGCTTAAATGACCGCCGACAAAGTTTGATTTTAATGCTAACCCGATTTTTTCAGTTTTAAAGGTGTTGACATATGGCACAAAAAAGAACCCGCTCCGACAGTTCGTCGGCAGCAGTTCAGGCCATGCAGAATGCAACCGAGGACACCATCCAGCCCCCGGTGCATGCGGGTCTGGAGAAAAAAGCCGAACCTTTCTGGCATGACAATATCCGTTCAAAAGCTCTGGACAGCTGGACGCCTGCAGACCTGCTGGCAGCCGCTGAGCTTGCCAATAATCAGCTCTATATCACCGTTTTACGCCGGGATTTGCGCAAAGAAGAGCGCATGCGTGGCGAAGGGCGGAATGAGGGTCTGATAAAGGATTTGAGAAAGCAGATAACGGAACTGCAGCGGACCATTCTTGCGCAGCGCCGGGATTTACAGATTCACTCTCATGCCACGAACGGGGAGAGCCGGGACCAGAAGAAACGCAATCAGAACGACCGCGCTGCCCGCAGCACCAAAACCGAACATGAAAATCAGGATGACAACCTGATCGCCTTCCCTAAGCACGGATAACAGCCTATGACGACGCGAGGTGAGCGTGTAATAGCGTTCATTGAGCGCTTTTGCATTGTGCCTGAAGGTAAGCTGCTTGGTCAGCCAATGAAGCTCGACCCTTTTCAAAAAGATTTTATCCTAGCGGTTTACGACAACACCGCCGGAACAGACATGGCGATCCTCAGCATTGCCCGTAAAAACGGTAAGACCGGTCTCATTGCCGGAATCCTGCTGGCTCATCTTGTCGGACCTGAAGCAGTGCAGAACACGCAAATTGTCAGTGGTGCTTTAAGCCGTGAGCAGGCGGCCATTGTTTTTAACCTCGCGGTGAAGATGGTCAACCTGAATCCAAAACTTCAGGAAATTGTTCATATCACCCCGAGTGGTAAAAAGCTGATCGGGCTTCCCTGCAATGTCGAATACAAAGCGCTGTCCGCTGAGGGGAAAACTACGCACGGCCTGTCACCCATCCTGGCAATTCTTGATGAAACCGGACAGGTGCGGGGGCCGCAGGATGATTTTATTGATGCGATAACTACGGCGCAGGGTGCGCATGAAAGCCCGCTGCTGATTGTCATCAGTACGCAGGCGGCAAATGATGCTGATCTGCTGAGCATATGGATAGACGATGCGGTGAAATCGAAAGACCCGCATATCGTCTGCCACGTTTACGAAGCGCCAAAAGAGGCGGATATCAGTAAGCGCGAGAGCTGGCTTGCGGCAAACCCGGCGCTGGGAACCTTCAGGTCTGAAAAAGACATGTCGCGCCAGGCTGAAAAGGCCGGACGAATGCCCAGCTTTGAAAACACCTTCCGCAACCTGAATCTTAATCAGCGCGTATCAACGGTATCGCCATTTATTTCCCGTAACGTGTGGGAGTTATGTGGAAACGAGCCGGTAAACACGCCGCGTAAATGGTATGCGGGGCTGGACCTGTCAGCGCGGAATGATTTAACCGCCTTCGTGGTGGCCGGTGAAGGTGAAGACGGAATCTGGGACTTCTTCCCGTTCTTCTGGACGCCAGAAAAAACACTCAGCGAACGAACCAAAACAGATCGCGCACCCTATGACGTATGGGTGCGTGAGGGACTATTGCGGACAACGCCCGGCGCATCGGTGGACTACGCATTTGTGGTTAATGACATAGCCGAAATTATCGCGGATTTCGATCTCACCTCTCTTGCCTTCGACCGATGGCGTATTGACCAGTTCAGAAAAGATGCTGATGCCATTGGCCTTTCACTGCCACTGGTCGAGTTCGGTCAGGGATTCAAGGATATGGGTCCAGCGGTTGATACGCTGGAGTCGCTGATGCTGAACGGGCGCGTCAGGCACGGCATGCATCCGGTACTGACCATGTGCGCAGTGAATGCCGTTGTGGTGAAGGACGCTGCAGGAAACCGCAAGCTTGATAAATCCAAAGCAACAGGCCGCATTGATGGCATGGTCGCAATGACCATGTCAGTAGGCGCGGCAAACGGGGAGGTCACTGCACAGGGTGGTGACTTTGAAGACTTTATTTTCAGACCGCTGAGCATGTGATGGAAGAACCCAAATACACGATTGACCTGCGGACCAACAATGGGCTGTGGGCAAAGCTACAGTCATGGTTCGTCGGCGGCCGCTTAGTCACCCCCGGGCAGGGCTCGCAGTCGGGGCCGGTTTCCGCCTCCGGCCACCTGGGTGATTCTGCTGTTAACGATGAGCGAATTTTACAGATATCCACTGTATGGCGCTGCGTGAGCCTCATTTCCACGCTGACTGCCTGCCTTCCCCTTGATGTGTTTGAAACCGATAAAGAAAACAATCGCTCCAAGGTTGATATGACCAATCCTTTAGCGCGACTGCTGAGGTATTCCCCTAACCAGTACATGACCGCTCAGGAGTTCAGAGAGGCCATGACCATGCAGCTTTGTTTTTACGGAAACGCCTATGCACTGGTTGAGAGGAATGGCGCGGGTGATGTCATCAGCCTGCTGCCCCTGCAGTCTGCCAACATGGATGTGCGGATGGACGGTAAAAGGCTGGTCTATCGCTATCAGCGCGACGGCAGCTACGCGGACTTTGCGCAAAAAGAAATTTTTCATCTTAAAGGTTTCGGCTTCACTGGCCTGACCGGGCTGTCACCAATCGCATTTGCCTGCAAATCGGCGGGCGTTGCGGTGGCGATGGAAGATCAGCAGCGTGATTTTTTCGCAAACGGGGCCAAATCACCGCAGATTCTGTCAACCGGCGAAAAGGTTTTAACCGAAGCGCAGCGATCGCAGGTTGAAGAAAACTTCAGAGAGATAGCAGGCGGGCCCGTTAAAAAGCGCCTCTGGATTCTTGAGGCGGGGTTTTCAACATCGGCTATCGGTGTGACTCCCCAGGATGCCGAAATGATGGCTTCCCGGAAGTTTCAGGTCAGCGAGCTGGCACGTTTCTTTGGCGTGCCACCGCACCTTGTCGGAGATGTTGAGAAGTCAACGAGCTGGGGAACAGGCATTGAACAGCAGAACCTCGGTTTTCTTCAGTACACCCTTCAGCCCTATATCTCACGCTGGGAGAACAGCATACAGCGCTGGCTGATCCCCGCAGCCAATGTGGGCAGGTACCATGCTGAACACAACCTCGATGGACTCCTGCGCGGCGATTCCGCTTCCCGTGCTGCCTTTATGAAAGCAATGGGTGAGGCAGGACTCAGAACGATTAACGAGATGCGGCGGACAGACAACATGCCGCCTCTGCCGGGTGGTGATGTGGCGATGCGCCAGGCGCAGTACGTGCCAATTACTGATTTAGGAACCAACAAAGAGCCCCGCGATGTCGGGGCTTAATTTTTTATGGGGGCTGTGATGCCTGAGATCGTAAAAACGCTTTCGTTTGATGAAACGGAAATCAAGTTTACCGGCGACGGCAAGCAGGGGATTTTCGAAGGTTACGCGTCCGTTTTCAATAACACGGATTCAGACGGCGACATTATTCTGCCCGGCGCGTTTAAAAGTGCACTGTCCAGCCAGACGCGAAAAGTAGCCATGTTTTTCAATCATAAAACATGGGAACTGCCTGTCGGGAAGTGGGACAGCATTGCCGAAGATGAAAAAGGTCTTTATGTGCGGGGGCAGCTTACGCCCGGTCACAGCGGCGCAACTGACCTTCGCGCGGCCATGCAGCATGGCACGGTGGAGGGCATGTCGGTTGGCTTCTCAGTCAATAAAGACGATTACTCGGTCGGTACCAGCGGTCGAATCTTCAAAAACATCCCGCTTCTGCGTGAAATCAGCGTCTGCACCTTCCCTGCCAATGAGCTTGCCGGTGTGGCAGCCATGAAAAGTGTGGACGGTATTGAAACCATTCGTGATGTGGAGAGCTGGCTGAGGGATTCAGTCGGCCTGACCAAATCACAGGCAGTAGGGTTTATATCCCGGTTTAAGTCAGCAATTCGGAGCGAGTCCGAGGATGACGCGAACAAAACGCAAATCAGTGCTCTTTTAGAGAGCATCAAATCATTCCCCTCTCATTTAGGTAAATAACATGTCCGAACTTGCACAAATTCAGAAAGCCATCGAAGAGTCACAGACCAAGATGTCTCAGCTTTTTGATGCGCAGAAATCAGAGATCGAAAGTACCGGTAAAGTGTCAAAGCAGCTTCAGGATGACCTGGCGAAGGTAAACGAAGAGCTGCAGAAATCCGGCACCCGTCTCTTCGATCTGGAGCAGAAACTGGCCTCCGGCGCGGAAAATCCGGGCGAGAAAAAATCGTTCTCGGAGCGTGCTGCTGAAGAGCTGCAGAAGTCCTGGAACGGCAGCAAAGGCAGCTTTGAGGCTAAAACCTTCAATAAATCGCTGGGCAGCGATGCAGGTTCTGCCGGTAGCCTGATCCAGCCGATGCAGGTGCCTGGCATCATTATGCCCGGCCTGCGCCGCCTGACCATTCGTGACCTGCTGGCGCAGGGCCGCATCTCCAGTAACTCACTGGAGTATGTGCGCGAAGAGGTGTTCACTAACAACGCTGATATCGTGGCAGAGAAGGCGCTGAAGCCTGAGTCTGATATCACCTTCAGCAAGCAGACGGCGAATGTTAAAACCATTGCGCACTGGGTACAGGCATCGCGTCAGGTGATGGATGATGCGCCAATGCTGCAGTCCTACGTTAATAACCGCCTGATGTACGGTCTGGCACTGAAAGAAGAAGGTCAGCTGCTGAACGGCGACGGCTCAGGCGATAACCTGGAAGGTCTAAACAAAGTTGCTTCTGCATATGACACCTCGCTTAATGCCAGTGGTGATACACGCGCTGACATCATCGCGCACGCCATCTATCAGGTGACTGAGTCAGAGTTCAGCGCGTCAGGCATCGTGCTTAACCCGCGTGACTGGCACAACATCGCGCTGCTCAAGGATGGCGAAGGCCGCTATATCTTTGGTGGTCCACAGGCATTTACCAGCAACATCATGTGGGGCCTACCGGTTGTGCCAACCAAAGCGCAGGCTGCCGGCACCTTCACGGTGGGCGGCTTCGACATGGCCTCTCAGGTCTGGGATCGCATGGATGCAACAGTGGAAGTCAGCCGTGAGGACCGCGATAACTTCGTGAAAAACATGCTGACAATTCTGTGTGAAGAGCGTCTGGCGCTGGCTCACTATCGCCCGACAGCGATCATCAAAGGTAGCTTTGCTGCAGGCTCATGATAAGGGGGAGCGGGGAAACCCGCTCTTTTAACGTATGGCGATTGATGTTCTTCAGGTTGTGAGCTTAAACCTGCTAAAGCAGCAGGTTGAATTTGATGGTGATGACCGTGACGAGCTGATCACGCTTTATGCTCAGTCAGCCTTTGATTACTGCGTGCGCTGGTGCGATGAGCCGTCCTGGAAGGTGCCGTCAGATATTCCTGCAGCCATTAAGGGGGCCATTCTGCTGGTGTTCGCTGATATGTTCGAACACCGAACAGCGCAGGGTGAAGTTCAGCTTTATGAAAACGCTGCAGCTGAGCGAATGATGTTCATTCATCGTAACTGGCGCGGGAAAGAGGATGCCGATCCTCAAAGGGGTAGCTGATGGAGCCCGGTCGATTAAGGCACCGTGTGCGCATTGAGGTAAAAAGCGACGACCGGGATGATCACGGGCAGCCGGTAGGGTGGAAAGAAGTTGCGGAAAATGTGCCTGCTGATATTCGTTCAGTTACCGGACGTGACTTTATCAGCGGTAATGCTGAGCGGTCATCTGTCACGACCAAAATCTACATGCGCTACCGCGACGATATCCGGGCAACGACAACAAGGATTGTAGAGGTAACCGGCAGAGGAAAAGGCCGGGTTTTTACAGTAACCGCACCGCTTCCGACGCGGGACCGTCGCAACATTGAGGTGCTGTGTACAGAGGATTTCAGCCATGTTCAGTGAACTGAAAAGCGAAATTGAAAATCTTCTGGGCATTAATGTTTATCCGCTGATAGGACCACAGACTGAAGCAGATTTCGTCACCCTCCAGCTGGTCAGCGATCCGAATATTGAGTCTGGGACAATCCGCACACGGCTGATCGCCGCACGCTTCCAGCTCAGCTTTATTTCATCTGCATATCGGAACAATGAGGAAAGGGATAACCGTTTATGGACGCTGTGGCGTGATATCACCCACGGCTCCGTTGGCGGCTACCCCGTTCAGTATGTTGAGCGGGGCGGCCTGTCCGAAAGTTTTGATGCGGATGACGGCGGGAAGTACCGCCGTGCGCGTGACTATATTTTTTACTGCCCGGAGGTCGCAACATGATCAGGATGGAGGTTACCGGGCTTGCTGAGCTTGAGCGCCAGCTTATTGCCTTGGGCGAAAAGGCCGGGACAAAGGTTCTGCGCGAGGCTGGCAAGGCTGCGCTTGAAATCGTGGAACAGGATATGAAAGAGCATGCGGGTTATGACGAGTCAGCGAAAGGGCCGCACATGCGTGACTCCATCAAAATCCGTTCAACAACCCGTACTAAAGGTAACGCCGTCGTCGTGCTGCGGGTCGGTCCTAGTAAGCAGCATTACATCAAGGCACTGGCTCAGGAGTTCGGTACGGTTAAGCAGATTCCTGATCCCTTCATTCGCCCGGCGCTGGATTACAACAAATCCCGCGTTCTCCGAATCCTCGCGGTAGAAATACGGGACCGCATTCAAAACAACGGGTAGCAGCCGCTACCAACTTCAAAGAGAGAGAAAGTCATGGCTGATAAAACTTCGCCAGAATACGCGATGCTGCCTGCAGGAACCGTAGTGAAATGGGGGCCATCCGGTGCCGCTGTCTCAGCGATGAAGCCGCTGATTAACTGTAAGGCGCTGGGCGCTACCGGCCAGACCGGCAGCTTCGTGGACTGCACCACGCTGATTGATAAGAGCAAACAGTTTATTTCTGACCTGCCGGAAGGCCCGGAAAAATCGCTGGGCTTTGTCGACGATCCATCCAACACAGATTTTGCCGCCTTCCTCAATGCTGCGCAAAACCGCCAGACCGTTCAGTTCTACGTTGAACTGCCGAATGGTCGCACCGCCAACATGGTACTGGCGCTGTCCGGCTGGCAGATGAATGAAATCACTGCGCCAGCCAGTGAGGTGATTCAGATTACCGTTCAGGGCAAACAGAATAACATCGAGTGGGGCGTAGTCGCAGGCTCCTGATTTCCATCAGCCACGCCGCCTGAATGGCGGCTTTTACCACCTTACGGGATAAAATAATGTCCGAGAAAAAATTCAGTGCGGCCACGTTAAAGTCAGTTCTGCTACAGCCTAAGTCTACCGCCATCAAAACAGAGCTGCTGGGCGCTCAGGTATACATCCGCCGCCGTACTGCCGGTGAGCTTATCCGCTATGAGGAAGAGCTTGATGCGGCGCAGGCGACCGGCAATATCCGTGCAATTTCAGAAATGAGCGTCCAGCTGGTTCTCGACAGCCTGGTTAATCCTGATGGTTCAGCCATCAAGCCTGAACTGCTTCCGACTGCAGCAGAGCTGCTGGATGCTCACGATAACCCGGCGCTGATGTCCGCCATTGAACGCGTCAAAACGCATGCCATTGGTAAACTGGACGCCGCCGAAAAAAACTGACCGGCTCGTCATGGCTTCAGCTGATCTTCTGGCTGGCTGACAGGTGGGGTGAGCCTGACCCGTCAGTCATAGCCGCATTACCGTGCGATACGCTGAACCACTGGCGAGCTTACTTTCTTCAGCAGGGCATCCTGACCCGCTCCGAAGCACAATCCGCAAACTCCGCAAACGACACCAGGCAGAGCACACCCACGCACAGCGTGGATCAGCAGTGTGACGCCGTAATGAGGGCGTTAATGTAATGGCTGACGTAGCATCGCTGGCGGTAGGGTTACACCTCAACGCCGCAAATTTTAAAAGCCAGCTCGTTGGCGCCTACGGCGATGCCGGTAAACAGTCCCGCCAGTTCAACAGACAGGCGCAGGATGATGCGAAAAAAACGGAAGAGGCTTACGGGCGCGTAAATTCTGCCGTTCGCGGACTGGCCGGGCGTATCGCCGGGCTGGCTGGCGTAGGGCTTTCATTGGGTACGATTATCCAGACATCTCGGCAGTATTCTCAGGCGCTGTCTGACCTGTCATCCATTACCGGCGCAACCGGTAATAAGTTGCGTGATCTGGATGCAGCGGCTCAGCAAATGGGGCGCACTACCGAGTACAGCGCTAGCCAGGCTGTTGAGGCACTGAAGCTGATGGCGTCAGCAAAACCGGAGTTGCTTGATACTGCGGACGGACTGCAAAAGGCGACCAACAGCGCACTGCTGCTGGCTCAGGCGGGCGGCAGCACGCTGCCGGATGCTACCAGAACGCTGGCGCTGTCACTGAATCAGTTCGGTGCCGGTGCTGAGCAGGCCGACCGTTATATTAACGTCCTGGCAGCCGGTGCAAAATTTGGCGCGTCCGAAATTAACGACACCGCCGCAGCGATTAAAAATGGTGGCGTGGCCGCCGCACAGGCTGGTATCGGCTTTGAAACGCTGAATGCCGCCATTCAGGTGCTGGCATCGCGTGAAATTAAAGGGGGTGAAGCAGGTACTGCGCTTCGCAACATCATACTCAGCCTTGAAAAAGGCACAGATAAAACACTCAAGCCGTCCGTTGTAGGGCTCAGTAAGACGTTGGAAAATCTGGCGGGAAAAAACCTGTCAACCGCGCAGGCCGTAAAACTATTTGGCGTTGAGAACATCAACGCCGCGTCTATCCTGACGGGCAATCGTGGCAAAATTGATGATCTGACCAAATCCCTCACCGGAACGCAGACGGCGCATGAACAGGCGGCGATAAGGGTGAACAACCTGAACGGCGATCTTATGGGGCTGACCAGCGCCTTTGAAGGACTAATCCTCAAAGTGGGTCAGTCTGGCAATGGCCCTTTGCGTTCCGGTGTTCAGACTATTACGGAGTCGGTTAACGCACTAGCCGACAACTTCAATACCGTTGCCTCAGTCGCGCTCTATACGCTGATTCCGGTTATCTCAACCAAACTGACAGCCGGGCTCAGGGAAAGCGTGACATCCTGGACTGCTAACGAAATGGCAGTCAGGAGAAACGCATTACAGCAGGCCGAAATTGCCAAGCAGACTATTGCAGCGGCACAGGCCACGCGGTCACAGGCTCAGGAAGAGGCCCGTTATCTTGGTACGCGCACAGCGGCAAACGCGGCAGCGGGCATTAATGTTGGCTATCAGAAAGAGCAGGTTGCGCTAAGTCGCACAATCAGAGAGTCGAGAATCGCTGAAGCAGCGGCCACTGAGCGGCTTGCCGCGGCTAATTCACAACTTTCCCTCAGTGCGAGGGCGGCATCGGTTGCTTCCGGGCTGGCGCGTGGCGCACTCTCACTCATTGGTGGTCCCGTAGGTGCAGCCATGCTGGCAGGTTCTGCTGTGCTTTATTTCCATGAGCAGGCCAAGCAGGCCCGGCAGTCAGCTCTGGATCTGAAAGGCGCGGTAGTTGAGACCACAGCGGCATTGATGCAGCTCTCAGATGTGAAATTGTCGGTTAAATTAGACGATTACACTGAGCAGTTGAACAACATCAACACGCAGCGTGAAAAAGTGAAAGATGAGCTGTCACGTTACAGCGATACGCGGATCAGCCTTGCTAAAAGCCGTGAAGGTTCATCGCTTGGATTTCTTTTCCCCTCTGCTGAAACTCTTGAAAAAGAAAAGCGTCAGCTAAAGGGACAGCTTGAAGACCTTGATTCAGCGGCATCAACAGCCAGAGATAACATCACTAACGCAACTAATGCCCGTTTCCTTGTGAAAACAGGCGTTGCTGACCGGGCTAAAAATCTTCAAAGCGATATTCAGGCGGCGACAGCTGCAGCAGCTGAGGCCGGTAAAGGCGCATCGCCGTGGGGCGGAGAGGACCCGGCTAAAGCTGACAAGAAAGGCGCTCAGGCGCTGAAGCAGTTTACTGCGCTGCGTAACGAGATTGAGCAGGCGCATGCCTCAAGCCTGGAAAAAATCAATCTTCAGGAAAAGGTATCGCAGGAAAAAATCCTGAAGGATGCCAAAGCTGCTGGTGTGAGTCAGGCGGAGGTGCAGCGCGTACTGACCCTGAATGCGGCTAATTATCAGCGCCAGCGTCAGGAACTGGCCGAGCAGTACTCACCGGCTAAAGCCATTATCCGTCAGGAGTCCGAAGTCAGCCGCAACCTGAAAGAGCTGTATGACGCCCGCCTGGTCACTGAGCAGGAGTACCAGTCAGCCCGCATTACGCTGGCAAACGATTCTGCTCAGAAGATGATTCAGGCGCAGGCCAGCCAGGCTGCCGCGCCAAAGCTCAACATAGCCGGAGAAGTTGATCCGGTTGCGCAGCTCCAGAATCAGCTGGTGCAGCAGCAGAGCCTTTATACTGCTTACTATGAAAATAGCAGGCTGAATAAGGAACAGTACGAAGCGCTGATGCAGAAGTCATCACGGGATTCGGCAGACGCTCAGTATCAGGCTGCGCTCAATCTGTATGCCGGGCAGAGCACACTGAATAAAGGGATCGTGAGCCTGGCGGAAACGGCGGCGGAGAGAACGACTAACTCCCTGACCGGTTTGCTTACCGGCACGCAGTCTTTCCGGGAAAGTATTTCAAATCTGTTTGCCTCGCTGGCGCAGAGCGTTATCAAAAGCCTGATTGAGATGACCGCGCAGGCACTGCTGACTAAAACAGTGCTGTCATCCTTTATGAGTTTTGGCGGGGCTGCAGTCGGCGCTGCCGGATCAGCGGGAGCCGGTGCCGCTGCTTCTGCCGGGAGTACCGGTGCAATGGGGATGAGTACCAGCTTTCAGGCATACGATGGCGGCGGATTCACCGGGACAGGTGGCAAATATGACCCGGCTGGTGTGGTTCACAAGGGTGAGTTCGTCTTTACCAAAGAGGCCACCGAGCGTATTGGCGTTGAAAATCTTTACGGGATGATGCGCGGATACGCCAGCGGCGGGCTGGTAGACACTCCCACGGAGCGACCCGCTGCGCTACCCGGCAGTGGCCGCACGGGTGGCAATACCATTATTCAGGTAGATGCCCCGGTAACGATCATGCAGGAAAGCGGGGCCGGTGACGCATCCGCTACGGGAACCTCGGCGGCAGCCTCACAGCTCAAATCTATCGTTCAGCAGACGATAACGGACAGGCTGAAGAAGGAAATTTCACCGGGCGGAATTCTTTATAGCGGTCGGAGCTGATTATGGCGACAGATACATTTACCTGGGCGACGCGCATTCAGGCGAGCGAACAGCTCAGCGTTTCCACCATTCAGGCGCAGTACGGCGATGGTTACAAACAGGTTGCCGGGAAAGGGATCAACGATGCTGCTGAAAGCTGGTCGCTGAGCTGTAACGGTCAGGTGCCCGCTATGGCGTCTGTCCGGGCGTTCCTGAAAACCCACGTCACCACCTCATTCTGGTGGACAAATCCATGGGGCGAGAAAAAACTGTATCGGGTGAAAGCAGATTCGATTAATCCGAAGTTTATCAATGGCGGATTTGCCGAGATCAGCTTTACCTTCGAACAATCTTTCGCACCGTGACATGTCACGACAGCAACAGGGCGCTTATGCGCCCTTTTTTATTGGGTGAAAAATGAGTTTTAACCAGGACATTCAGGCGCTGGAGCCGGGGAGTCTGGTCCAGCTGATAGAGATTGATGGCACGGACTTCGGCCTGGACACCGTGCTGCGCTTTCATGCCTACAACCTGCCGACCGAGGGCTGGCAGTCTTTCGCAGCAGAAAACCTCCCTTCAATCATCTGGCAGGGAAAAGAGTACGATCCGCATCCGTATGAGCTCACCGGCATGGAGATGAGCAGCACTGGTTCCCAGCCCACACCAAAGTTGTCTGTGGGCAACGTGGGCAACTATGTCACCGCGCTGTGTCTGCAGTTTGACGACATGGTTAAGGCGAAGGTGCGCATCCATACCACGCTGGCAAAGTATCTTGATGCGGCTAACTGGACAGCAGGCAACCCCAACGCTAATCCGCAGGAGGAGCGGGTACAGCTGTTTTATGTGAATGCGAAAACATCCGAGACACGCGCTCAGGTGGATTTTGAACTCTGTTCTCCCTTTGACATTCAGAGTCTGCAGTTGCCTTCACGTCAGATTACGCCGGTATGCACCTGGTGCATGCGCGGCTGGTATCGCACCGGCACTGGCTGCGATTATGCTGGCAATCGTTACTTTGCAAAGGATGGCACTCCAACGAATGACCCGTCTAAAGATGTTTGTGGCGGACGCCTGGCTGACTGTAAGGCCCGGTTTGGTGAAGACCAGCCGCTGCCATTCGGCGGGTTCCCGGCTGCAAACCTTCAGGGCAAATAACCATGCGTAAAAAAATTCTTGAGGCGATACGTGAACACGTCGCTGCCGAATACCCGAAAGAGGCTTGCGGTCTGGTCATTCAGTCTGGCCGGACCCAGACCTACGTCCCCTGCAGGAATATCGCTGAATCGCCGACTGAGCATTTCACGCTGTCGCCGGAGGATAAGCGGGCAGCGGAAAAGCAGGGTGACATTCTGATGGTCATCCATTCGCACCCCGATGTGCCGCAGCTTATCCCGTCAGAACGTGACCGGGTTCAGTGCGACTTTTCCGGCGTGGAGTGGGGGATCATGTCGTGGCCGGATGGCGACTTCTGCACTATCAGCCCGCGTACCGACCGCGACTACACAGGTCGCCCCTGGCTGATTGGCGGTAATGACTGCTGGACACTCATTATGGACTACTACCAGCGTGAGCACGGCATCACTCTGAAAAACTGGTCTGTTGATTATGAATGGTGGGTGGACGGCAAAGAAAATCTGTATGACGACAACTGGCAGGCTGAGGGGTTTGTGGAGATTGAACCAGCGGAAATGCGTGAGGGCGACATGATCATGATGCGCATCAGCGCCCCGGTAACAAACCACGCCGCAATCTATCTGGGCAACAATATCATTCTTCATCATAACGCCGGGAGCCTCTCTACACGGGTGCCTTATGGCGAATACTGGCGCAACCGTACCGTTCGCATCGTGCGTAGAAAGGAGCTGATGGATGCTTAAAACCATGCGACTAAAAGGCCGGATGGCAAAAATGTTTGGTCAGGTGCACCAGTTTCACGTCGCCGATTTGCGGGAGCTGCTGCGTGCGATGTGCTCACAGGTGCCGGGGTTCAAAAAGTATGTGTCAAACGCGCATCTGAATGGCGTGCGCTTTGCCTTCTTCAGCGGCAAAGACAATATAGGCCTGCAGGAATTCGATATGTCCTCAGCCGCGACCGAATTTCAGATGGAGCCTGTGCTTGAAGGTTCAAAGCGGGGTGGTACGCTGCAGATCATTATCGGTGCCGTCGCGATTGTGGCCGCGTTCTTCACTGCTGGTGGCTCACTCGCTCTATATGGCGCAGCGCTGGGAACAACGACTGCAACCGGGCTTGCCGTGACTGCACTTACAAGCATGGGGATCAGTATGCTGCTGGGCGGTGTTGTGCAGATGCTGACGCCGCAACCCAAGCTCAACGTGGGTGCGTCATCCAGCACGGACAATAAGCCGAACTATGCGTTCGGTGCACCGGTGAATACCGTTGCCATGGGCTACCCCGTTCCTGTTCTTTACGGGACGCGTGAAATTGGCGGTGCGATCATCAGCGCGGGTAGTTTTACCAGCGATCAGCAGTAATACTTAGCGGAGTTATACCATGACTTTAGAACAGCGTATTAAAGCACTAGAGCAGGCAGTTAAAGTGTTAGTTGGTGGTGAGTTTACTGTTGAGAATGGACAGCTATTTATCCAGAAAGCGTTTATTCAGGATGGGGCAATAAAAGCGGCCGATGTTGAGACCGCTGGCAGAATGCAACTCTCGGAAAAGGGTTTAATGCTTAATAATGAATCCGGTGTTACTTCTTGTCGACTGTCACTGCCTTAACCATATGGGCAAGTTGCGCAAAAGCCATTTGCCCAGATAACCCTGAATTTTCTTGATAAGACTCATCTAAAGAATCAAGCAAATCTGCTGCTAAACCGGGATTATGTTTTTCTAATACTTCAACAAGGCGCGCATAAGCGATATTCAAAACCTGAATCGAATCAAACTGGTCAGGCAAACTCATGTCATTGCTAATGCTTTCTTCAAAATGATATGTCTTTTTCACTGTGCTATCTCCAGAGGTAATCAGCCATCCCTCATTGCTTTGTGCGCCCATGTCCAAAACATGGACGGGCTGAATACTCAACATATCCTTAACTTTCTATCAGCAACATCCTGATATTCGATCAGTAATTCTCAGGCCACCTGCGGGTGGCTTTTTCATGGGTGAAATATGCGACTTCTTGAAGGTGCCACAATTAAGGGCAATAAGGGTGGTGGTTCCAGCCCACGCACGCCAGTTGAGCAGGCTGACGATCTGCTGTCTATCGCTAAATTAAAAATGCTGCTGGCTATCTCTGAGGGCGAGATTCAGGGCGATTTAACCGCACAGCAGATCTACCTGAACGACACCCAGCTGGCTAACGAGGATGGCACCTACAACTTTACCGGCGTCGTGTGGGACTGGCGCAGGGGTACGCAGGACCAGACCTATATTCAGGGGATGCCCGAGGTCGATAACGAGCTGTCGGTGGGTGTTGCTGTAACACAGGCCATCGCCTGGACCCGCCAGTTTACCAACCTGACGCTTGATGCCGTTCGCATTAAGCTTAGCCTGCCGGTGCAGTACCAGTACAAAGATAACGGTGACATGGTTGGGACCGTAACGCAGTATGCCATTGACCTCTCAACTGACGGCGGTTCATGGGTCACGGTGGTTGATGGCAGCTTCAATGGCAAGACTACGTCAGAGTACCAGCGCGATCACCGCATTGATTTGCCGAAAGCGACATCAGGCTGGTCAATCAGGGTTCGCCGCATTACGGCGGATTCAACGTCCTCAAAGCTGGTTAATGCCTTCAAGGTTTTTTCGTTTGCAGAGGTCATCGACAGCAAGCTGCGCTACCCAAATACCGCGCTGCTGTATATAGAGGTTGATGCAAGCCAGTTCAGCGGTCAGGCTCCAAAGGTAACCTGCAAGCCAAAAGGGCGGCTGGTCCGCGTGCCGACGACCTATGACCCTGTATCACGCAATTATGCCGGTACGTGGCAGGGTGATTTCAAATATGCCTACACCGATAACCCGGCGTGGATTTTTTATGACCTGGTGCTGGATAAAATATTCGGCATGGGTACGCGTGTTGATGCCACCATGATCGACAGGTGGGAACTGTACAGCATTTCGCAGTACTGCGATCAGATGGTGTCTGACGGCGCTGGCGGCACGGAGCCGCGCTTTACCTGTAACGTGTTCATCCAGAACCAGCAGGATGCGTATACCGTTCTGAAGGACATTGCGGCGATATTCCGTGGTATCACGTTCTGGGGTAACAGCCAGATTTTCGTCAATGCTGACGTGCCGCAGGTCGATTCAGACGGCAACGTTGACGTTGACTTCGTATATCACGCGGCGAACGTTATTGATGGACTGTTCACTTATGCGGGTGGCAGCTACAAAAACCGCTATACGTCATGCCAGTCGAGCTGGTCCGATCCGGTCAATCACTATTCTGACACCGTTGAAGGCGTTTACGATTCTGATCTGGTGCAGCGCTACGGCGTTCGCGAGATGAGCCTGACAGCCATCGGCTGCACGTCACAGAGCGAGGCACACCGACGCGGGCGGTGGGCTATTCTCTCCAACGCCAAAGATGGTACGGTTTCATTTGGCGTCGGCCTGGACGGTTACATTCCTATTCCCGCTGAGATTATCGGGGTGGCAGACCCATTCCGCAGCGGTAAACAGAATGGTGGCCGCATCAGCTCGGTTAACGGCTTGCGCATCACGCTGGACCGCCCGGTTGATTATGTAGCCGGTGATCGACTGGTGGTAAACCTGCCAGATGGTACCGCGCAGACCCGGACGATCGGCAGCATCAGCGCGGATAAGAAAACGGTCAGCGTAAATACCTCATTCCGTATGTCGCCGGTAGCTGGCGCGGTGTGGGCTATCGACAGCGATAATCTGGCAATTCAGTATTTCCGTGTGACCTCCGTGGCCGGTAACGATGACGGCACGTTTACTATTGCAGGCGTACAGCACGACCCGAATAAGTACCGCTACATTGACGATGGTGTACGCATTGAGCCAGCACCAATTACGGTTACGCCTATCAGCGTTCTGAAAGCGCCGGCCAACATCAAAATCAGTGAAGTCAGCTTTGTTGAGCAGGGTCTTTCTGTCTCCTCAATGCAGGTTACATGGGATCGTGTTGAGGGCGCTATTAGCTACTTAGCTCAATGGCGCAAGGACAAGGGCGACTGGGTAAACGTCAGCCAAACCAGCGCACAGGGTTTCAGCATTCAGGGTATCTATACCGGCGTTTATGATGTGCGTGTGCGCGGCGTTAACGCGGCAGAAGTTTCTTCTCCGTGGGGTTATGCTGACTCAACTTCGCTTACGGGCAAGGCGGGTAAGCCAGGCGCACCAGTTAATCTCCGTGCCACGGATAATGTGGTGTGGGCGATTGATGTGACGTGGGCATTTCCTGATGGCTCAGGCGACACCTCTTATACAGAAATTCAGGTGGCCACCACGCCGGACGGACAGAATCCACAGTTTCTTGCCTATGTTCCTTATCCGGGCGTCAGCTATCAACACGGCCCTATGCCCGCAGGGGTTCGCCGCTGGTACCGCGCCCGGCTGGTGGACCGTATCGGCAACACTGGCGACTGGACGACGTATGTTGAAGGCGCAAGCAGCGTGGATGCAACCGCGTTACTGGGCGATATTACTGAACAAGTTCTCAAAACCGATGCCGGTAAACAGCTCATAGCCAAAGTTGATACCAACATCGATGCCATGCTGCAGAACGCGCTCAACCTCGACGCAACCGTTGATCACCAGATGGCTGAGTCTGGTAAAAACCGTGCTGATATCCTTACGGTCAAACAAACTATCGCCACAAACGATCAGGCTTATGCGCAAAAGTTTGAACAGGTGCAGGCCACTGTTGACCAGAATACTGCCGCAGTTCAGCAGACATCTACCGCGCTGGCCGATACCAACGGCAAGCTGTCAGCGCAGTACTCTGTCAAAGTGGCCGTGGATAGCAATGGGCGTCAGTACGCTGCCGGGATGGGAATTGGAGTTGAAAACACACCTGCAGGCATGCAGACACAAGTTCTTTTCCTTGCGGACCGATTTGCTGTGATGTCTCAGGTAGGCGCTACACCGAAAACCTTCTTTGCCATTCAGAACGGCCAGACCATTATCAACTCTGCCTTTATTGGTGATGCGACAATTACGAGCGCGATGATCGCTGCATACATCCAGTCAACGAACTACGTACCAAATGCTGCTGGCTGGCGACTTGGTAAAGATGGGACCTTTGAGCGGAACGCGGCAAACGGCTCGGGAAGAGTAATCGATACTGGCACATTGCGGCAGGTATATGACGCAAATGGCACATTACGGATCAGAGACGGTCTTTGGTAAGGAGGTTATATGGCCGGGGGGCTTCAATGCTGGGACGCAACCGGAAAGCTGATCGTCGATATTGGAGACTATAACACTCGGTATCTCGGCAGAACGACTGTCACTATGGCGGCGAATACCAATCAAGTGACTGGCTCATTCGGGGGGCTGACGACATCAGGATCATTTGTGGTTGTCGTTTCTGCCTCAAGTTCTGTTTATTTCACACCCTCTAACTTTGCTGCTCGTGCATACGATGGGGGTTATCGAATCTTTAAACTCTCAGCATATACCGCTGCCGTCACCTTAACTTTGGACATGTACGCATTCATATGAGTGGATATCAGGTATGGAACTCGGCGGGGGCCCTTGTAATCGATTCTGATTTTAAGGGAACCTATTATCAGGACACGGTTAATTATGCAGGCATCACAGATATCGGTTACTACGATATCTCATGCCAATTGGGAAACTCAACTGACATGGGACACGTAAGCGCCAGCGTTCCACTTGATGATAGCCTGCGATGGTTTAAACCAAATAATAACGTGAAAATGTTTTTCACCGGCCCAGACTGGATGACTGCCAATGCTGGTTCAATGGCCCGCACACGGAGCGACATGCCTGTAGAAAGCGGCTACAGAGATGTATTCAACTCAGCGGGACAGCTTGTCTGGTCTGCAGTGATGGCGGCAAAAATACCACGTATACTGGGGTTCTTCGACGTGCCCGCTAACTTTGACTTAGATAACGCTGTTTATTCCCAGTACATAGGTACAAATACGTGGTTTCTTATCAGTTCGGTTCCTGGTGGGAATATTTCTGACGATGGCTCAGTGACAGGTTTCTCAGGTCCTTTTTTCAGGTTTATTAACGGGACTTTGCAATGTCAGTGGGTGAATCAGAATCAGCAGTCGTGGGCCAGCACGCTAAAGCCTTATGGAATGCGCATCCCATACGGGATACTTTCAAATCTTAGTTAATATTATTGATCTGCACGATCATTTTTATGACTTGATGTTGATTCAATTTAGGGGTGAGATGCTCCCTATTATGGAGACAATTATGCGCAAATTTATAACGGCTTTGCTCTTTATTTTTTCAACGGTCGTACATGCAGAAAATAAAATTACTTATCCTAAAAGGGCCGAAATGCTTCGGATCGGTGGTGAGATTAATGTGCTCTATGACATATCCCGTGAAGGTAAAACTGAAAACATCAGGATCATAAGAGTAAATCCCAAGTATGTTTTTGACCGTGATGTTAAAAGACAAATAGCAACATGGAATTATCCTAAGAATGACCAGCAAAAAGATGTTGCTTTGAGAGTCGTTTTTAAAGCGAATTGACGCAATCATAAGTTATGAGAACCTGGCCTCCGCGCCGGGTTTTTTATTGCCCGGAGAAAGCTATGCCAGCAGGCACTATTGCACTAACTAACAACTCAACAGCAGTAACCGGATCAGGTACTAATTTTTCATCCGAGCTGAAGATGAACGACTTCATCATCGCTATCGTAGGTGGAGTGACCTTCACGCTCGCTGTGCAATCCATTAACTCCGCCACTGGCGTTACCCTCATCACAGCTTACAATGGTCCAACTGCATCAGGCATAGCCTGGACTGCGCTTCCTAATGCCGCGATGGTTAGCATCCCAGCGCAGACGGCAGCTGACACGGCCAGGGCAATTCGCGGGCTGAATCTCGACAAAGTTAACTGGCAGCAGGTATATAGTGGCTCCGGGAACATAACTGTTAATCTTCCTGACGGCAGCCAGTTCAGCGGTCCCAGCTGGAACTACTTATCGACTCAGCTAGGAAGCAAGGCTAATTCTTCCGATGTGCTCACAAAGCAGGACAACCTGAACAGCGTTGCCGATAAGAAAACAGCCAGAACGAATCTTGCAGCTACAACAGCTCGCGTACTCACTGAGGGCTCCGGAAATGACTGGTATGGGAGTTTCGCCTCTACGCTCGACTTAGGCATGAAGCTTCATGCTGACACTCCAAATACAGTAAGCCCTTGGGATGCACCTTCTCAGTATTCCCTTGTTAACTACTTCCCGTCACCTAACGCTAACGTAGGTACAGCTATAGCGAGCACATGGGGATCATCAGGTGATTACTGGCTTAACTCCAGAAACTCTGCTTATCCCGGTTATCAGGGCTGGAAGGGATGGTCGAAGCTCTGGCATTCACGCAATACAACTGTCGACAGTAACGGCTTTATCAAACGCGCTTCGCCAATCGTAAAGCTGTTCTCCGATGGGACATGCGAAGTTAACGACCAGGCCAGCGGAGTGACCTCTGAGCGCGTCAGTGAAGGTGTATATCGCATTACAGGCACGCAGGGATTTAACTCAGATGCTGCATGGGGCGGTCCTGATGGTGGTATCGGTCTGCCTAAAGATCGCAACGACCTTGCATTGTTGTGGGTCGATTACGAAGTGGGTGTATCAGGCGATCTGCTTATCAAGACGTTCCATCGTGAGCATAGGTCAGCGCCAGCCTTTGCGCGTAACGAAGTGACGGGATATGAGGATGGTGCACCAATAGACATACCTGCTGGACGCTGGGTGGACCTGCGTGTTGAGGTTTATTCCAAAGAAGAAGCTCCGGTAGATGAGCCCGGCTCAATACCTGAAAGTAACGATCAGCAGGGGTCATAAAAAAGCTCCGGCGACGGGGCAGCTACAGACCGCGCCGGTCTCCGCAGGCTGCGGGGTGGGTCATTTGAGATTAGTCACTCACCATCGCAAGCGCCAACTAAAAACCCTTTCTCCTCAACCCCTTTACAAATATGTCCACCGCTCCGCCTTGATCAAAACTACCGATCGATATTACTGTTTATCCATACAGTATTTATAAGAAGAGGATTTATTATGGCGAGAGAGAGTGACATACACGCGGCGTTCACTGGAGCGATAACGAAGGATGGCCGGGGGCGTCAGATTGTCACCACTGCGGCATTCCAGAAGCGGCTGGATGACGTTAATCACGTGTGGACGCTGCAGGAGTGCAACCGGTGGATTAGGCGTTACCAGAACTTCTTCTTCGAGCTGGTCACCGAGGAAAGCGAGAATAAGACCTGGTCGTTACGCAACATGGGATACGTGAGGTAGCTATGGGATTTCCATCACCAGCGTCCGATTACATAGAGCGGCGCATCGACCTGAACGATGTACTGATGCCTCACCGAAACAACATGATCCTGATTGAGACGCCTGACGGGTTCGTGCTAGCTGACAAGTCACTCAAGCCAGCGCCGGGCGACAAGGTCGCATTCCAGATGGGCGAGTTCCCGCAACTGGGTAGATTGTTCAGTACAGGGGTTATCACCTCAGACGGTGAGACAATCGACGGAGAGGGCATGGAAGGGATTATCGTGCTGGGGAAGGTCACGGCCGAGATCATTGCTGAGTATGAGTGCTGCAGGCCGACCATCTAAAAAATGCCCGCACATTTGCGGGCATCTTCATTAACGGTTAGAAATGTACAAAGTCACTTCCAGACCTAAGCGCATATCAATAAATGCTGGCTTCTTCCACATAGCAATTCCCTCCTAAAAGTAAAATACCACCCAATTATACTTCAAAAAATCAAAGCTAAATTGAGTACATAAATGAGTACAATATTTTTCATGACTCATTCTGCGATATCCTAACAAATATAAAGATAACATAGAATTATCCATGATTTTTAAAGGTGAAGTACATAGCTCTGTCTCTTATGTTTAGAGTTCTGGCGGTTCTGGATCTGCAGACCCGGCACGCTGCTGAGGTTTTCCGACAGGTTAACGCGCGGCGCTGCCTGGCGCATATCGTCACCACTGACCACGCTCAGGGCCGCAGGCGTATCAATTTCGTTAAGGCCCGTTTCCGGCGGTGCAGCCGTGACGACCAGGGTATTGTCATTATCCGCCGCCAGCAGCGGCAGTGGCAAAATGGCAGGCAACATCAACAGCGTCGCCTGGCGCAGAGAGATTATTTTCAT